TAGTGAAATTGGGGTGCTCAGCAACTGTGAATCCCTTCTTAAGAATTGCCTTACCAACACCAATTACTGCCTTCTGCCCTCCACCTTTATCTCGACGATCAGTGCCTCTATTGGTAGATCTTTCAGTTGATGTTTGATTTGTAGGACCACCTGCAGCAAATCCCTTGAGCATACCACCCAAGTCAAATCCCATTCCCTGTGCTTCGCCAATTCTCTGTTGTGTTAAACCAGGATTAGATTTAGTTGCAGGAGTATCGAAAGGAATAACAAAACCACCTGCAGCACGGGAAGCAACATATTCTGTGCCATGACCAATAAATGATGCACTTTTACCACCATCTAAAGATACTGGATATCCAGATTGAGGACCACTAATCCACCCACCTTTAGCATACTTTCCGAATGGTCCACCTTTTGCAAATTCACCTAGAGCATCTTCAATACTAGAAGTATCGGCATTTGCTCCGTCTTGACCAGGATCCCCATCAGCACCGTCATCACCATCCTCACCCGTAAGTGCATTATAAAGAAGTAAACCAGCACCCACAAGCATTCCTGCTTTTCCAAGACGTTTAAGTGTGCCTCTAAGTGATTTCTTTGCTCCTCTTAATCCACCAAATAATCCCTTTAAAACATCTTTAAAATCACCAATGAGTTTTAGTGGATTTTTTAAATAACGTATTGCTACAAATAAACCAGCAAAGTTTACAATAGCACCAAAGAAGTCACCTATTTTTTCAGTCCAATCCTTATCCTCTCGGAATAATTCATATAAATTGTCTATTAAACCTACAATTCTATCAGTTAAGAATTCAGAAACTGCTTTAAATACATCTACAATTACACCAACAACTCTCTTTACAGTCTCTCGATTTTCAGGATCAGATAGCCATTCAAGAACAGGTTTAGCAATTGCTAACGTCAAGAAATCTTTTACAATATTAAAAAGGGATTCAAGGAATCCTGGCATTTTTACTTCAGCAATCTCATTATCTACCAATCCCCCATCATCATCTTCCTGCCCCTTTGGTTTTGTGTATCTAGGCACAAATGAAGGCTCAGTTGTTGTAGAGATATTTTGTAAAATCTGCTGCTGACTATCTACAAATTCCTGCAATGCTTTTGCAATAGAATTTAAGGTTGCTCCTACATTGTTTAATGCTTTGACATTAGCATTTAAAGACGATGTTATGGCAACTCGACCCTTAGACTCTTTAGAAATTGCAGTACTACCAGTTTTAGGTAGATTTACAAACTTATAAAAGTTAATTTTGGCAGATTTTTTGACTACTGGTGCCATTATTGATTAAGCAATGGTGAAGGTCTACTTACTATCGTTTCTTTAGAGGTATTTATTGGATAAGCGACAGGAACTGGAGTAGACATCATAATAGGCATGGGGACAGGAAGCACTTTCTCATCATTTTGAATAATTGCATATTGCTGAGAGAAAGTATAATTTCCAATATCTTTCTTTTCCGCTCTCTTTAACTTAGGAGATTTAGATTTAGATACAGGAGATGTCCCTGCCATTGCTGGTGATACACCACCAATATTAGTAGAATTAATAGAAGATGGTGATGCTCCACCATAACTAGTTGAATTCATAGAAGATGGTGATACTCCACCATAACTAGTTGGAGATGTATTTACTACATTTCCAACAACCTTAGAATTTAACATAGGTGTGCCCTTTAGCATTCCACCTGCCGCCTTCTGCTCCAAGAATTTAGGAATTACCAATCCACCAGTTGACTTAGTATCCAAATCATCCAAATTAGGAAGACGATCTTCTAATGCTTTCTTTTGATTAGAAGATAACTCTATATCAACACTAGGATCTCTTAAAATTGATCTAGGTGCATCAGGGAATAATTGCTTAGCAATAGGATCTTCCATTTCAGTCAACTGAGGGAATGTGCCTGCTAATCCCTCTAAGATTTTACCAGCAATAAATTCACCAGCAACACCACCAACTGCACCAGTAATAAATCCAGGAATACCACCAAAAGGAGCACCAATAGCAAAACCTGCAGAGTAACCAAGTAAACTACCTAAAGCAGTAACTATTGCGTTAATTGGAGATTCGCCAAACACACCATAATCAAGTAAAGCAAATAGTGCAGCAAGTACAGCATCAAGTCCTCCAATTTTAACATTCTTTCTTGCTTCTTTTAAAAATTTAACTCCCTTTTTAGTAGCAGGACTGTTGATTATATTTTTAAAGGTATCAACTAATTTAGATCCCATTGCTTTGGGATTTTTTACAAAATTAAAGATTTTTTTGATGCCCTCATCTTTTTCGATGATTGGTTTTAAACTATCTTTTAATTTCTTAGTTACAACATCTTTTAACTTGGCAGGATCTTTTACTAAATCAGCAAGATTTCTAATATTCTTTGCTTGCTGAGCACCCCAATCATAAACACCTTTACCGATACCTTTAGCACCATCAATAAAAGCTTTACTATTTTTTGCCCACCAGTTTCCCATAGAAGTAAGACTATCCTTACCTCTTCTATAAAGACCTTTGCTGGCATCAGTTGCCCTAGTCCACATTCTTTGCAGCAGATTTGGTCGTCGTGCTGCACCGTCAAATTGACTAGGAGATAATTTACTACCTTTTGGTGGTTTATCTGGTTTCGCACCTGGTTTTGTAGGTTTCTTAGGTTTCTTAGGTTTTTTCGGTTTCTTCTTAGGTTTTTTCGGTTTATCACCTTCTGGTCCTTGTCCAATACCAGTGATAGCACTTACAAGGTTAAGAATATCAGTGATAAGAGAAAACGGATTCATTAGATATTTCAATCCAATGACACCTAATAGAATAGTTCCAAGACCTTTAATTCTATCCCACCACGAAGCTTCAGGATTTGTTAATGCTTTAAATCCATCAAGAATATTATTGACTCTATCTTCTACAAACCCTTTTACAACACCGAAGACATATCCAGCTTTATCTAAAAATGACTCTAATTTTTCACGATTTTCGGGATTGGACATCCATTCCATGATGCCCTTAGCAATAAAAATTGATGCTATATCTTTAAAGATATTTACAAAAGGAGCGAAAGCGTTTTCAAACCAACTTACAAACTTATCTCCAGCACTATCATCTACATCAAGATCTTCATCCTCAGCTTGCGCTTCTCTTAAGGATGGTAATTTACTATTTGCCTTTTCTTGTAATGCTTCTGCTTCAAGATCTCTTTGACGCCTTAATCTCTTCCTTTCTTTCTTCTTTTCGTTTTCTTGAAATAATAACAGACTCTTATTTGCTTCAGTCAAAGAAACAAAAATATTACCAATCCCTTCTACAGTAGATCCAATTCTATTGGTCGCTAATACTTGCACCCTAGCTACTTTAACCTCTGGAGTTGAGACTTTGGCAACTCCAGGATTAACAAACTTATATGGTGTTATTTTAGCCAACTTGTTGCTCCTTGTAACGTCTTTCTTCTTCTTTTAAGAATGCGATTAACATATTAACGTAAATTTCTTTTTCCCAAGGCATCAAGTTTTCAATATATTCAATATTCCACTTATGATGATGCATCAAAGCAAAATTAGATTCATAATAATTTCTAAGATTATTATGTAGAAGGGCTATGCGAAAAAAGATGCAAGTCCTTCTAGTGTAACGTCACTCTCAACACCTGTATTTGGATTTTTGACTTTGATTGTATGTGATAATTTGGGCATGGTTTCAAAGAATTCTTGAATTAGCACAAATTGCTTAGAATTCATAGATTCAAAAAATTCAACTAATTCTGCCTTAGGAGTGTCTTTACAAAGATAAACCTGACTGGCATCAGCAATGGTTTCAGCGCAACCCGCTGCCATTTCAAAAATTGCCTCCATATCATTTCCTTCACCTGTAAGATTTGTTTTAACAAACATATCTAAACTAGGATATCCCATGGTTAGGGCAACCTCATCATCCAATTTGATTTCTTTTTTGTGTTTAGGATTCTTTTTAATTTTAATGTCATCCAAAGGAATACTCACTTTTACATCAGTACTTCCATCATCGGGACAAGTAACCATAACATCAACATTCTCACCCACAGAACTGGTGCGAATTTTCAAGAAAAGATATTCAATATCAAATGTGGCAAGATGATCAACATTTTTTAGATCTGTGCATGATGTTAAGATATTTTTAACAGCGTTAAACATATCTTCTTGCTCACCCGTTTCCATTGCTAGGAATAAGAGTTTTTCCTCTTTAACGAGAAACGGTCTATATTTCACTGTTTTGCCTGTAGAAGGCAGTTTTAAATGATATTCAGGTACATTTAACTTAGGTAATGCCATAAAGATTCAATTCAGTATTTTTATTTATGATCAAGAGTTATACCTCTCTAATCCAATGTCTTGAGATAAACCTGTTTCTCCTGTTGAGAGATAAGATCTTCCAAGATTATCCAACTTGTCGCTACCGTAGAATCTATATCTTTCATAATAAAATCCTACATCTAATTTCAGTAACTGCGCCTTTTCATTGGATAGCGTCATAGATCCAATATTGAAAGGGAATGCATTCTGAAGATCGTAAATACCAACTAATTGATCATCTCTATACCTTTCAACATCAGATATTTTAACACCGATCTTTCTTAAAAAATTTTTAATTGCATCAGGAAGAGTGATTTTTTCACCTCCACCCCTTTCCCATTTAAAGATGAATAAATGGGGGCAAACATAATTTTCATAGTAATCTGTATATTGATTTGAGTCAGGAGACATCAAATTAATCCATCTCTCAAAAATCATCCTAGTTTTATGATTTCTAGGAAGAATGAAGGACATGTTTATCTGACTGAATGCAGATGAAGTTGCATAGTTATAAGCAGATCCAATAGTAGTAATCTGAGATGTTGTTACTTGTTTGCTTGGAAGATTTACACTGTCACAATATAGATTCAAGTAAGCAGCATTATCATCAGTTTCTAGTTTATACTTACTAGCTTGGAAACTAGTCCCATCTTGAAAAATTTGAGGTGTAGAAAATTGTATAGAATACCTATTATTAAAACTAGGGTTATTATCATTACCCTTAAACCATTCCGAAAACTCGGTTAACCTAGATCTCGGTGCTCTTTTAGATTTTCTTCTTAAGTCTGCCATTTTAGACCTTTAATTCTTTTTCGGTGATTAGCATAAATTGCCAATTATTGTCTTTGCAAAATTCTTCCGCTGCTTTCCACTTTGCTTGATTGACACTCCAGGTGACAACTTCATTAATATAACGTTTGGTTATACGTTTTTGTGTTTTGGGCTCTTTAGTTTGCCTAAAAGGCTTAACTTCTACGAGATATTTTTTATTTGTGATTTTTACATAAAAATCTGGAAAATATCTGTGCCTTCTACCATCAACAGGAGAAACATATGGAATAATAATCTCTTCACTACCCCATTCCTCTACAGAAGGAGTAATATCACACCATTTCATAAATTTGTATTCCCAAGATGACCTATAAATGACATTTGAGGGATCACCTCTATACTTATGAGGAAAGGAAGGTGTATAACGTCCTTGATACCTCATAAATAAAATAGTAAATGCGTAAATCTATTTAGGTGGCTTCTACAATTCTAAAATATCCATTAAAAGCTCCTGTTGAGGGGGATTACTTGGAAAGTGAAGAATCTCCTACGGGAAGAATTGATTATTTGAGAATTCAAAGATTTCGCATTAACTATGCAGAGTCTAAATCGGGATATGGAGGATCAAATCTTCCAAATAATAATGTCTCTAGGACTTTAGATCAAAGTATCGCTTATTTGGCAATGCCACCAAGTCTTAGCACAAGTTATGGTGCAGACTATGATCAGATTTCAATGGGAGCTGCTGGTGTTTTAGCAGCTCAAATTGCAGGAAGTATTACAAATGGAGGTAATGCTGCTGATCAAATTACATCATCACTGCAATCGGCAGCAACATCAGCATTTCCAGAAATTGCATATAATAAAGGAGCAAGTATTACACAAAGTCTTGCTTCAATAGCAGGTATGCAAACAGGAATCACTGGAGGTGCCCTCCAAGCATTAACTAAGGGAAGGATTATGAATCCTTTTACTGAGCAAGTATATAATGGTGTGCCCTTCAGGAATCATAGTTTTACATTCAAAATGTTTGCTCGCAATAAGAAAGAATCAGAATCTATTCTTGCGATTATCAACTATCTAAAAATGGGTGCAATGCCACAGTTAGGAGATGGACAACTAGGAGGTTCTGCAAATTCTCAAGGAACAGGCACAGGAAACGCTAGAGAGACAAATGGCAACACTAATGGATTTTCAGGCACAGATACAACAGGATCAATTAATGCCACTGGAAGATTTTTAAGAGTGCCTGATAGATTCTTACTAGAATTTGTAAGACTTGATCCAAAATCAGACACGATTACAAGATTACCACATTATAGATTTCATCCATGTGTATGCACAAACGTTGCAGTGAATTACACTCCCGATGGTCAATATGTTTCATTCAAAGATGCTGTTGCAGATTTAACTATGGATGAAACTACAGGTGGTGTGCAATTGTTAGTGCCTGCTGTAGAAGTAACATTACAATTTGCAGAGACTAAGATTATGACTCAAGAAGACGTAATTGCAGGATTCTAAATGGCAACCTTTTTTTCAAATTTACCTATTGTATTTGTTGCTGATCCAAAACCAGATCAAGCAATTACATACACAGAAATAAAAAATCTTTTCAGACGTGTAGTTTTAGAAGAGTCTCTTCAAAAATATGCAACTGCATTTGAAGAATATCTAATTCCTGAAGCTGATAGACCAGATAATGTTGCACAGAGATTTTATGGAGATCCTGAGTTAGACTGGATTATCTTAATTTCTAATAATATTACAGACATTTATTCTCAGTGGCCAAAAAGTGAATTAAATTTAATTAAATATGTGAATGAGAATTATTCCAACCCAGATTCAGTGCATCACTGGGAAACTCAAGAATATATTGAAAACGACTGTGTTGTAGTATCTAAAGGGATAGAAGTAAATGAAGATTACAGAACTGTAGATCTGAGCGGTAATATTCTTGCAAAAGACTTATCTTTATATCCTGTAACAAATTATGAGCACGAAGCATATCTAAATGACAAAAAACGTCTAATATCTGTTCCTAATAGTTCTCTAGTAGACTTCTATGAAGAGCAATTTGTAGATTTAGTGAATTATCAACCTCATGATGAATTGGATGATCAAAATCGTAAAAAGACTCCAATTTCTCTTGCAGCTGCATTTATTGATAGAAATTCATTCCGAAGAGATGCTGCTTCACTAGCAACTGGAAGTGCTGGTGGATCTGGACTTACTCCTGTCGCTGGTGTTGGTGGTGTTGCTGGCACTACAACAACTACAATTATAACAGCTACGGATAGCGAAGGAAATACAACCCAAACTACAACTACCATTTATAATCAAGGGACACAGAGTTCTACTTCAACCAGTAGTACTACATCCAGTAGTAGTGGATCTTCGGGATCTAGCGGTAGTAGTGGATCTTCGGGATCTAGTGGATCTTCGGGATCTAGCGGTAGTAGTGGATCTTCGGGATCTAGCGGTAGTAGTGGATCTTCGGGATCTAGCGGATCTAGTGGAAGTAGTGGATCTTCAGGATCTAGTGGAAGTAGTGGATCTAGCGGTAGTAGTGGAGGAGGATACGGAGGAGGATACGGTGGAGGATATTGATCCAAACGATATTATAGAAATGAGCATAACAAAAGACGGACTTGCACTTGTGTACAGGTCCGTCTGTTTTCATTTGGAGAAGTGGGCGGGTGGTGACCCTAGAGAGCAAGAAGCACTTGTTATAATGAAAGATAATTTATTTCGTCTTATATTAGAAAGTCAATTTCAAAAACCCTACTGACCAAAAAATTGGCGGAGATTTTTTTCCGCTTTTTTTGGAAACAAAAGTCGATTTTGGTTTTCAATAATGATACTCGTAATAGTATCTTCTCCTACGTTTGCAAGGGACTTGCACAGTATCATAGTAGTATGAAATTACATAACCCCTTTCATCGCGAACCTCTCGATATTTTTCTCTCGTGCAGATTCTCCTTCTTCTTGGTGCGTAATTATAATAGGTATGTTGCTCTACCCGAAAAGGTTCCCAAAATTCACCCCAAGTAATAGCATTGGCGGGTGTTGCCATTAGCAACATGATAGGTAGAGCAAGCAGTTTCATTCTGATTCTTCCTCAGTTTTTTTATTGAAACCAAAGGGGGCGAGTTTATCCTCGACCCTTTTTTTCATAACAACACCAGCAAGAGACTCCATAACTTTAAGAATCTCTTCTGCCTTAGCACCTTCACCAAGTTCTTTGGCAACGTAAAAATATTTAGGGAAGAATTCTTCCCCAGCATCTTTGTACTCATCAAGTGTAATTGGTTTCATCAATCTTCCTCAGCAAGTTGTGCAAAGTAAGACATTGCATCATCAGCATCGTCTGTTGTAGGACTAGAAGCAACTGCTTTCTCTCGGAAATTAGATACTTCTTCACCCCAATTTTTACTGGGAGTAATGTCGGCGTCATTGAAACCGCCAACGGGAGCAGCAAATACTTCCTCTTCAGATTCATCAACACGAGGAGCAACAGGTGCTTTGCCAAGCACAAGATTCAGACGTTGCTGAAGTTGCTCATAGGTCTTGAAGTTTTTAGCATCTTCAAACTCAGAAAGAGAGTATGCTTGCTTCCAGATAGACTCAAGACGATCATCATCATAACCACCAAGAGTGGAGGGTGCAGCAAACTCAGACTTGTCATAATTCCAGTAACCATCGACCTTGCGGATCTTCAGTTTGAAGTCAGCACCAGTCCAGAAGTTAAAGGGATCTAGAGGAGTCTCATCTGCAAATGCAGGTTGCATTGCTTCAACGAGTTTGTCAAAGATCTTCTTACCAAACTTGTAAAGGAATACTTTTCCTTCATTCTCGGGACGAGAAGGATCACTTACAACATAAATGTTGCTGTAGTAAGACAGTTTACGCTTCTGAGCACGAGCAGTTTCCTTATCGCGATCAGATCCACTATTCCACAGTTGACGATTCATTTCACCAACGGGATCATCCTTACCAATAGTGGTCAAAGAATTTTCAATATACCACTGTCCGCCAGGACCCTTGAAAGCATGACTCCAGATTTTTGCCCAAGGCATATCCTCTCCATCAGGAGCAGGAAGGAAACGAATTACAGCGTATCCATTGCCAGACTTATCCAACTCAGGTTTCCACAGACGCTCATCAGGACCGCCGCCACCTTGAGGTTGGTTGATTTTTTCGATCTCTTTTGTAAGTTTGGCAATTGTATTGCCAGTGGCACTAGCCTTCTTTAGAGATGCAAAAGACATAATCGTATTCTCCGTATTAGTTGTGTGTGTTTGTTTGCTACTGGGTTATCGTAGCATACTATTTAGTCACGGTCAACCTCCTGTTGTGCCGCTTTCTCAAGTGTCTGCACCATCGCTTCCATGCATTCAGCAAGATCTCGATACCCAAATGCTTGAGAGAGGGCATTGATCCTGGTTTTCATGTCGGCAGCTTCCGAATCGGAGGATGCAGCAAGAGATAGTCTTGTATAAAATGTTTTCTGTTTATCAATAAGCATCTTACAATCTTCAATATGATCTAATTTTTCTTGCTTATTCATTGTTGCTAACTGAGATGTCTTATTTGAAATCTCTTGATAGGTTTGAAAGATGTTATTTAAATCCGTTTGTACTTGATCCGATTTAAAAAATTGACTCATAGTTTTGCCTTAATTGTATCTAAAATTATTTTTTTATACTTCTTACAATCAATTCTTAAAAATGGTTGATATTTTTGCACTTTTAACTTGGTGTCTTTCCACATAGGATCTGTCAAGACTTTATCAACTCGATCTATGTATTGAAGACAGTGATCAAAAACAACAAGTGTCTCTAAGTTTATTTCGCTAGAATAATATCTCTTAAGAAGAATAGGATGTTTACCTCTTTCTGCATAAAATAATTTGTCGAAGTTTTCTTCGTAGGGAAATCCGACATCCTCTAGAAGCAAATCAATGTCCTGTTTAAATTTATAAGTGAAAGACTCTTGATGTATCTTCCACTTAGTATAGATATCACTACTAAAGTTTCTTAAATATCCTTTTGAATCATGCAAAAAATTAGCGACAAAGAAATCTAGCATGGATTCACTAGAATACTTTGACGCTAACTTTTTGAAAAAATATACATCTTTACGACCCTCGAAAGATTTTTGACTTGCTCGGGTCTTGCCATTGTATTTTACATAATCATAATCAAGTTTGGTGAAGTGGTTTTTTAATGCAAGATACATCTTATACACTTCAAATCCAGTCACAGTGGCAATACTCCTTTAGATGTTTTCTTCATGTAATTCATTCGTTGTGCTTCATGTCGAAGTCTTTCTTTGAGGGGTTTTGACAGCAATTTAGGCACAGTTTCGATTTCAATTTCGTTTTCTTGACAGTAGGTTACTACCGCTTCAACGTAGGTAATCAAACCATTACTTGTTTTTACCAACCTCTCAATCTCCATCGAGAATTTAGTTGGTGTCATGAATTGCTCTTCAGGATTATCCTTTGGCATTGGCGAATTCTTCGATGTAGGATTTAAGTAGCTGTAAATAGTCATCAAGATTGTACTTCTGAAACACTTGAATAGACCCGTCTTCAACCGCGATAAGTGTGACAATTTTCTTTACCTCTATGCCTGTTCTTTCTAGAAACATTGCAGCATAAGCAGTCTCTTGCACAAAATAATGCTCGATATGCTCTTCACTCTTTTCTTTAGTGGAGGTTTTAAAATCTACCACTGCCAACTCCCCGTCATACTCAGCGATGCAGTCTACTCGACCAGCAAGACCAAGATAGTGTGAGTATAAAAAAGTTTCTAGGCAGTGTATGTTGTTAATACGGTTAAGCGTAGTCTTTGCGGACTGAAACATTCTAACAGATAATGGATTATTTTCCAAGTATT